AGAAGGTATTGCTGTTGGTGAACAGCGAGGGCAGCAGGGTCTGCGTCGAAGGCCCGCTTGCCGCCCTATCGGCGGAAAACGGTAGCTCAGAGAATGAGCCTACGCTAAACACGGCCTAGCTCCAGATGGCGGTTTGACGCCTCATGCGGGTGGGTCTTCGGGCGGTGGCTCCGTCTCGGGCACGAGATCGTCGCGGTGAACGCCCGGTACAGGGTCACCGTCCAACCAGTAGCGAGTACCTTCAGCATCGACCCAGACCGCCATTAGGACCAGTTCCCTACTGTTGCGGTAGCCGTGGGGGCCACACGACGGATGAGGAGGTAGCTACCCGGCTGCACGGTAGCCGCAGTCCCGGTATTCACCAAAGAGATCGACGGGATAAGCGTCCCCGCCGTAGTGACATCAAACGCGCCGTGTATGCGAGACCCAAGAACAGTACCCGTCCCCGCGATATGAAGAGGGGTGATGTTGCCTATCGTCCCCTGCGTGTTGACACCATTGAGCGCGAGAGCGTTGCCGGGGGTATTGTTATCGACGCCGACAGATTGAAACAGCGAACGCGCCGCAGCGCCGATGCTGGCGGTCCCCGCACCCTGAAGGTTAAACGCTACGTTACCGCTCGTGGCCGACATACCCGTGATATACATCATGAGTTCAAACACATAGGTGCCCGTGACCAAGGTCAATGCGCCGTTGGTCGAGCCGTTAAAAATCTTCTGGACCGTCCCTGCGGTGTTGTTTAGCGCATACGCGGCCTGCGTCATTGTGAACGAGGAGCCGAGGACCGCAGAGGCTGTGACTTGGTATTGGACCCCAGCTTCCTCGGCCAGCATCAATTCGGTGCCTACGAGGTAGGTCTTGGCGCTGCGGTCGGCCAGATCAATAACAGCCTTAGCCGAGGGGTACGTCACGAACACGTTGGACGTGCCAGTCAGACTGATGGCAGTGCCCCCGGTGCTGGAGGCGAGGACCGTGTCACGCGTGAGCGTGCCGCTGCCCGCTGAGTTATACGTGCCGACACCCACTTCCCATGCAGTGCCGCTGGTGATTGTGTAGTAGGTCGTGTTGGTGTCGCCGATCACCGCAAACGACTGGAAGCCACTCACCGCACCGGCAAGCGTGATTGTGCCAGTGCCAGTGGTGGTAGTCGTTTCCTGTACGCGGTCAGCGAGAACCAGAGCCATTGGCTATCCTCAGAGTTGGAAGATGCCCGAAGCGTTCCAAGTGATCGTGATGTCGCCGCCGTTCGGCGTCACCGGAAGACCAGTCACGGACGTGTCGATGTAGGCTACGAGGGGCGACGTGCCCGCAGTGCCCGTGTCGATCCAGATGATCAGCGCCTCGACCGAGTTGCCCGTGACAGCCGTGAACGTCACATCACCGCCGTCGAAGGTGCCGTTCGTGAACGTCTTGCTGCCAATGGTCTGCGGCGTACCAATCGAGGAACCGGAAGCCGAAGTCCAGAACTGGTGCGCAGAGCTGTAGGTATACGTACCCGTGTCGATCAGAGCTACCTTGACGGTGCCTGCGGACAGGTTGTTGTTCGCCGTGAACTGGAGGAGCTGCTCCTTCCAGAGGGGGTAGAGCGCATTGGCCATGGGTTAGGCTCCGATGGCCGACTTCAGGGCCGCTACCTTCTGCTCATACCCAGCTTCTGCTTCAGCGATGTCCTGCTCGCGCTTGAGGAGCGCTTGCTCTGCCTTGGCTAGTTGCTCTGCCTTGGCCAGTAGCCCGCTGGCGTCATTATCGAGGCTGTCGCTGCGCTGCTTGAGGTACGCCTCAACGGCCTTGGCCCGGTCTTCCACCAGCTTGGCCTCGTCGCGGAGCGCTGCGGCATCACGATCCAGCTTCTTGGTGCGCGCGTCGAGCTTGGCTTCGGCTTCGTCAAGCTCTGCCTTGCGGCGATCAGCGGCGGCGCTGGCCGAAGCGAGCTTGGTTTCCGCTTTGCGGACCTTCTCTTCCTTGGCGTTCAGTTCGCCGTACCGGACATCGAGCGCTACGTTGACCTGCGCGACAGCCGCCTTGGCATTCTCAAGTTCTTCCAACTTACCCTGAAGTTCCGCAAGCTGCTGTGTGGCCTTAGCCGGATCAGAGAGAGCGGCCATCATACCAGCGAAGACCAAAGCCGCCGATGTGCTATCGTTATTCTGTGCCACCGCACGCCTCCGTTTGTTCATCTGCGCTGCTTGGAGAACATTCATATCAGCCTCGGAAGACGATAATTACGTTCACGTTGCTACCAGTACCACCGGTGATGACAGGTTTCAGGTAGATCGAAGCCAAGGACATTTCGGAAATTTCGTTGGCCGTGGCTGAGATCGCAGTACCCAGTGTATCGACCGCAGGAAGCCACGTCGTACCATCGTTGCTCTGTTCGAGAGTGACTGTGGCACCGCCAAACGTACCGGAAATCTGGATCGAACCGACAAAACCGTAGCGATTTCGTACGAGATAGGGGGTGCAGGTGTCCCCAGCCGCAATGCCCATCCACCGCACACTAGGTACGCCATCGGGTGAACCGACCATAGTGATAGCCGAGGTAATTGTAGGCATGTGTGAACCCCAAAGTCCTATGACCTTGCAAGTCTACCATGCCGAGCGCGCCACTGCAACACGCAAAAAATCCCCCGGATCAGGTAGGGGAGTGATCCGAGGGACGAGGAGTAGGGAGAGTAACGACTGTCCGAGTTATGTATCACGTCCATCCAGCGGATGACAAGGCTTTAATCTCGCGGCGCTGCGCAAGCTGCCCCGCCTCACCCCCGCTGTGCAGGTGAAGGCACAGGTACTGCAAGGCTTCGGCAACGTGGCTGTGCTTGTTCTTGTCGATGGCCCCATCGGTCTTGGGCTTGTAGCGGTAGCCGCCCATCATGGCAGCCTTGAGCGCCGTGCAACGCGGATCGAGCAGGAACCCCGGATCGCCGTCCACCTGCCGCATGAGGTAGTCATCGACCGCGTTGATCCGCGCCGAGATGCTGTTGGTCTTGGCCGGGATGACCTTGAACCCCTCCGCTTTGATAATATCCACGGCACTGCGCTCGTCAGTCTGCGCTCGCTGGACACCCGCAGGGTCGGTCACGATGAGCACCGGGCACCCACTGAACCTCTCGAAGATGAGTGGTTTGAGCACCGTGCGCATGAACCTCTGGATGCCCATGTCGAAGCTGACAGCCTCAGCGAGGATGAGCGCTCGCCCCCTCGGGTCCTGCTGCCCGATGACCGCCGCAGGCGTGAGACCCAAGTCGATCCCTACGATGATGGGCCGCGTCCCGTTGACGATGGCCCGGACAGGCTGCTTGGCCATGTGGTAGTCAGGCCGGAAGTACTTGTACACCGGCTGCCCAGCGGAGCTAAGGCCGTAGTCCCCGTCGATGAAGACCCGGATGTACTCTTCCGACCGACCCTGCGTGTCGTAGTACCCTTCAGGCAGGTTCTCGATATTCTCGGCGTAGGGACTGCGACCCGAGGGCTGTTTGAACACATCCCAGCCGTTGTCGTTGGGTGACACGCCATCCTTGGGATCGAGCTTCTCGAACTGGTAGTACCACCATGTGTCCATCGTGGGCGGGTTGGTATCGCCCCACATCCCATGCCACGTCGGACCGCCGTCCTTGGCAGACGGAAAACGACCGACACGTTTGGACATGGCATCCACGATGTCAGGGTGGATATCCCGGCACTCGTTGAACCACGCGAAGGTAAGTTCCAGTGAGTTCAGGTTGGCCACGTCGTCGGCATCATCGAGCGCACGGAACATGATCTCACACTCCACGTCACCCACCTTGAAGAAGTAGGTCTTCTTGGTCCGCAGCCACACCCCGCACTGCCCCGGCGGGAACCAGTCGAGGAAGGTTTTGATCGTGGTATCTTCGAGCTGCCTTGCCGTCTCGCGCACCACAGCCGCCCGCGTGCGGCGGATGCCCCGGTCATTGGGTGCCTGCATGGACGCACGCCGCACGATCTCGAAGCAGCAGGTCACGGACTTGCCAGACCCGACCGGCCCCATCAGGGATCGCATCTTGGCGTTGCTCTCCATGAACCGCTTACCCGTAGGCGGCGGCGTGTAGTTGATCTCGATGGCCATGTCAGTGTTTCATCCGGTCTTGCTCGTACTCTTCACGCTTGTCCATGGCATGATGTACCCAGATGCCGGGGTCTTCGTCGTCCTCGGTCGGACCGCACCAACAATCGGGATCAGCGTCGTGATCCCGCAGGTCGCCTACAGGTACGATGTGGAAGTGCTGCTCGTCGTCAAACTCGTAGACCATCGCTGATATCCAGTCGAAGACCATGTCAGGCGTCCAGCAAGAGCACCATGAACTCTCGACCGCGCTTCTTGGTGATGTTGATCTTGGTTCTGAACGACTGACCTGCTTCGGTCAGTCTCTCCTCAAGGAGCTTGACGGCCTGTGATGTCCGGACCCGGTAGCACTTGTAGCCGTCGTGCTCCTCAATCATCGTCATCTCCATCGGAGTGATCTTCGGAGTTGTTCTCAACCACACGGGCGGTCGCGTCAATGACTTTCATATCGGACGGGGATGACCCAAGGTTGATCATGATCTTGACCCCGCCGCCACCGGCGGCACTGTCATCGGTGTTCTTCGGCTCCAGACCGGCCCACTTCACCGTGCTCTTGATCAGGTCGGCCTTCACGGCGGGGGACACTGCGGGGTCGTGGATCAACATATAACTTGTCGTCAGGAGTTCTTCCGCCTGTGCCCGAGCTTTGAGTCGGAACGTCAGACCCTTCTCACGCACCTCCTCGCGGTATGCCTCCACACGTTTGAGGAAGACCTTGTCCCGGTTGAAAACCAAGAGGTCATTGGCGTCGATCCGGTGCCGATCCTTGATCTCGTCGAGCGTCTCACCCGAACCCTCAAGGCACAGGGCTATGTCGAACGCGAGGCGGTCGGTCCACTTGGTCAGGTGAAGAGGGAGGCTGTCCATGCTGATAGGGTAGCATCTGGGAGCGGGGACTACAAGGGGGATCGTAACTTTACACGTTGGTTTTTGGGCGGGGAAATTTTTGGGAGAGGCTAACTTTACGTGGGTATGGCGTAACTTTAC